TGCCAACGTGGATGAGAGCGGGTTTAGCTATACATTTTCGGCTAGAAAATCCCGCCATAATGCAATTCAAGTTGAATATGCGGATAAAGAGAATAGTTATGAAAAAACGATTGAATACGTTTCAGATGACGAATCTATCCGCAAAAATGGATTAAACGTTAAGAAAATCACGGCTTTTGGCTGTACATCAAGAGGGCAAGCGCACCGCACTGCCTTATGGTTGCTGCAAACCGAAAAATTAGAAACCAAAACTGTTACCTTTACCGTTGGCGCAGAAGGGCTAATGCATATCCCTGGTGACATTATCAAAGTCGCCGATACACATTATGCCGGCACTAATATTGGTGGTCGAGTTTTAGCAGTTAATGGCAAAACCGTAGTATTAGACCGTGAAATCACCATTAGCGGCAATAGTTATCTTAGCTATATCAATGCCAATGCTAAACATCAAAATATTAAGATTATCTCAGTCAATGGTGCGGAGGTTGCACTCGATCGACCGCCAGTAGGCTTGGAAATCTACGGCGTATGGTCTTTAGCTACTCAACAAGTAACAAGCCAATTATTTAAGGCATTATCTGTAAAAGAGGAGAGCAAAGGCAAGTACACCATTATGGCGTTACAACATGAGCCACAAAAAGAGGCAATCGTTGATAATGGCGCCAAGTTTGAGCCAGTAGG